ATTCAAAAGCAGGTTGAAACAGAGCGCGCTCGTGTAGCTCAACAACAACGTGTTAGATTAATTGCTGATCGCAATAAGCTGCTTAGAGATATGACAGCGTTTGACGAAGTGGAACAAACAGCAACAAAAAAAGCTGCAGATCGTCTTCCTAAAGGTCCTACAGTATTCTCTGAAGCACCTGAGCAGCCTACCAACAAATATAAGGTAGGCGATACTGTAAAGTATACTCAGCGCAATGGCACTGTTGTTGATAAAATTATCAAACGCATTGATCCGTCTGGTCGTATAATCCTCAGCCATGCTAATGGGTCTGGAGCGTTTGCTGTTGATCCTGAAAAGCTTCGTGGAGGAGGAAAGCCTCCTGTAGCACGTGCTGCAGCACCTGAAGTTGTTAAAGCACCGGCAACAGGAACTCCTCCTACAAGACCAGCTGGAACTTCTGCTCCGTCTCGCACGCAGACCACTGCATTAGGAACTCCTGCCGCTGCATCAAAGCCACCAACTGTTGGCCTAAGAAATTTTGGTGCTGGTGGCGCAAGACCAGCGCCTGGTGGTCCTGGAAAGATGCCAACATCCATAAGGGGAGCGATTAATGCTCTATCTGAAAGACGCCGCAATTCTCTATTGAATGAAGCGTACAAAAATCCTAAGTTCGGCGGGTTGTTAAAGATATTCAAAGTTGCAGGTGCTACAGCAATGGCAGTCGAGCTTATCTACGTTTATCTACTAGCTACAGATCAAGGATTGGAGTGGTTTAATGATGGACTTGTAAAGGTTGTGCCTAAACGTAGATCTCAAGAAGAAAAAGCTTCAGAGTTGACTAATGCATTGGTTGTGCTGATTAACGGTACTGTTGGTGCATCAGTAGCAGCTACAGCTGTTGGCGCGCTACTAGGATCTGCGGCCGGGCCATGGACAGGAATCATTGCTGGGTTAGGGGGTGCTGTAGTTGCAATGAAGTATGGTCCTCGATTCCCCGCTCAAATCATAGCAATGTTGATGGCTGGATATACTATCGATCAGACGTTCAATGCAGTTGTTGGTTCTGATGATCCTAATACCGTTGCAGGTAAACTAGGTATTAGATTGAAGACATCTAGTCAACTAACAGTCGCTGAATCTAATTTAACCAGTGCAGACATTGCTTTTCGTCAAGGGGAATATGCTGTTATGAGCCAATATATCCCTAACAATGCATCAGGAATTGCAGCTGATTATGCTGCAAAAGTAATGGCGACAGAACGAAGTGCAAATGCTGCTCGTGGTCAGTATGTAGCATCACTAGGAGCTGCAGCTGCGGCAACATCAGGCGGAACAGCTCGTAGCGGATCATCGTTTGGACGTCGAGCTCAACGTAAAGCAGCCGCATCCAACTATGCTACCTCTGGCGCCATGGCCAAAGCGCTGAACGATGATCTATTCAATACTGTGATGCAGAACAATCCTTCTCTTGGTGTATCAATTGTTGATCCTGCATCTATGGATGCTCTTGCAAGTGCAATAGTGGATGCTCTGGCTGCAATGCCAGCTGGTGGTGGAGGTGGCGGTGGTAGCAGAGGCCTACAGCTTATCTCTGCACCTCCTCCTATCGACCTTGATGCAATAGGACCACAATAAAAAAGGGGGCCATTACAGCCCCCTTTGCGCTTGCCGAACTGGTCAGCAAGGTCGTCAATCATTTACTAGTTTGTTGAAATGACTCATGATGTCATCATCATCTAGATCAGTATTCTCAGCAGTAGGAATGGTTGGTGCATCCATCGATGCTTGCTGAGGTGCTGGTGCACTACGCTGTTCAAACATCGGAAGTTCGTCATCCAACGCTACTTCCTGCTTGACAGTACGAGGTGCAGACTCACCCAGAACAAGTGCCAAGCGAGACTTTAGCTCATCATAGCTCTTATAGTTCTTCGGATCAGTCCACTCAGAAAGATCATACTGCTTGTTGTATATCTCTTCGAGATAATCATCGTCGTCGCTAACAGCAGAAGGCGACTTGAATGAAGATGCATCATAGTTAGGATACCCTTCCACCTTACGAATCTTGACTACAAAGTCAGCACCTGCCCAAAGATCAAATGGGTTGACAGGTGTCTCATCAGGAAACTGAGGCTTCATGGAGTCCATGATCTTATCAAAGATCTTCTTACCAAAGCGATACAGCTTGACCTGACCTTCATTAGAAGGATCAGCTGGATCAGATACAATCAGGACGTTAGCAATATAACGCAAGTTGCGCTTACGCTGACGAACGACTGCTTTATCAGCTTCAATACCACTATTCCACATCTTGCTATTAAGCTCGGAAAGAGGATCTTGCTGACCAAGAGAGGTCAGGGACTTTTCAATGTACCACTGACCGGTTGGGCCTTTGAACGCATGGTCCCAATAACGGATCCAAGGGGTCGGTTGTTCAGCGAGCCCAGGAAGGAAACGAATAACAGCATACCCATTGCCAGCCTTATCTCGAGTAGGCTGCCAGAAGCGAGTATCGTCTGATTGTCGTTGAGTTTGATTACCTGTCGCTTGTTCTGCTTGTTCAACAAGTTTGCTCAGGTCGGTGCGGTTACGCTTTAGTGCTGCAAAAGACATATATATTTCTCCGTATGTTTGTATATAAGGTTGTCCACTGAATTCATAATGTTAGTGCATTATATAGGGTTAATCAACAGGCAATGTGTTCGCCTGAGGCAAAAAATTTAGTGCCATAGCTTCCGCTTCGATCTTGTTCTTGATGATCGGAGAGATGAATTTCTTCACCTCTTCCAGATCAACATCATGACGATCGCAAAGATCGATAACAGCTTCCATATATGACATTCTATGTTCCATAACAGTCTGCTCTACAAGTTTTGCAAACTTGCTTTTAGTTAGAAAGTCTTTTTCCATTATTGAGATTGCTCCATCTCTTCTGTGTAGACGCCAATGTCAGGATACCAGTATCCCACAGTACGCTTAGGAGTTCCATCTTTATTATATGCCATGTGTAGTACACGATGCTTGATAGCATTTTGCATCTGGGCTCCATAGTAATTGTCTAGGTAGATCCCAGTGCGCATATACGCTTGCAGGTTGGAGATATAGGTTTCAACCTGCTGATAATATGCTCTATCCTTAGAAGCCTTCGAGTCCTTCATATCGCGAATAGATTTCAACAGCAGCTGATTCTCTTTGATCCACTGCCGAACATTTTTCAGCGACAGAGGATTCTCATCAGGTAGATTGCGAACATTTTCATCAATCAGCTTGTTCTCAGAAGGACCCTTTGCCTCACGAGCCTTGCGCAAACGATCAGCTGCAGCTTTCTTCTGCTCAGCAGTCATAGTACGCTTCTTGCGAACCTTGGTAGCCTTGCGAGTCGTTGGTTCACCCAACATCTCGAGGGCTGCTTTCTTCTTAGCTTCACGAGTAGCCTTGGCTTTGGCAGTGCGAGCAGCGATCTGTTCAGCAGTAAGGGGTTTACGAGCCATATCTTTCTCCTGTGTTATATTTATAGTATATCATAAAGTTAAACAGAAGTCAACTGTTAATCTGGATATGGCTCGTTCCAACGAAGCAGTTCTACCTCACCAGTCTCTTGATCAATGTAGTGTTTGATGTATCCATCAGCTACTAGATTGTCAATAGTAGATTCAATAACTACTTCTGGAGCAACATAGTTTGCAGTTGAGTTGCGCCCAAGAATGTAACTGACGGCAAAGATGCCGCCGCCAATTACAATTGTCAAGAAGAGTGGATCAGTAAACATATATTTTCCTTAGGAGAAGCTGATTACGTTTTCTACGCGGAATGAGCGGAATTGTTGTTTGTTAACATCAAACGCTCGAATAACTGCTTCTGAATATTCCTTACCACCGCCCTTAGGACGATGTTGCTCAGGAATGGCATCTTCATTTAGCGTGCAAATCATGTCTCGTTGTTCACCATCTACCTTAGTAAAGATTACTCGACATTCCCGCTGACGCAGCTCATTCAACATGTCGTTGCGATTAAACACCATTAAGTTTCTCCCTGATTGTAGCAATTTCATCAT